ATGATAAAGCCTTTTTTTAGTTTAATAGATGAAGTAAATAATTATGAATCTAAAAAAAGATACTTCACAGAAGATGAGCGTGAATTGATTAAAAAAGAACTAAGATTGAAAATATCTAAAAAATTAAAAGGATTATTAGAATAGTACATTTTCACAATGCGTTATTCTTTTTTTTTAATTCATTCATATCCATCATTAAACCTGCAATAGTGGCATCTAATTTTTCTAACTTATTAGAAACCTCTAATAAAATATTTTTTTCGCTGTTTTCGTTCAAACGCTCAAAATAGCCGACTAATTCACTCTTATTGTGCATTTTAAAATGCGTGATTGTCTGGTTAATAAGCCATTCATCACTGCTTTTTACGTAGTTAATTTCCGGCTCTTGTAGTGTATTTGGTCGTACTAATTCAGCACTTCCTATACCTCTTAACAACCATTCTGCACTTAATTTTGGAAAATATAGTAAAATATTTTCGACAACATTAGCACCTAAGTTTCGGCCATTCTTTAACGCCCCGGAAATACTACCCCGGCTAACATCTAAAGCTTTTTCAAGCTTGTAGTAAGACACTTTTTTCAGCTTTAAATATTCATCTAATCGCCCTAACATCTTGGTAAAGTTTAAAATATATTTGCATACGATGAAAATATTTGAGTACCTTCGTTTTCATCAAATGAATATATACAAAAAAAATGAAAGCAGCATTTTCCGAAATAGAAAAAGAAATACTTAAGGGCCATTTGTCTGCAATAGCTAGAAAACACGGGTGCAGCCATACAACGGTGCAAGAAATTGTTGCAGGTAATTACAAGATAAACACACCATTAAGAAAAAAAATTCACAGCGGACTTTTAAAAACCGTTGAATTTTTTCTACCAATATCAGAATAGTATGTACGAAACGTATCAAAATACAATAACGGTGCCTGCTTCAATGCTTTACGAAAATCTGGGGCTAATGAGTTACAGCAGCTATAAGCAGCAATGCGCCCGTGGAAAAATCAATAAAATCAGAAATGGTGGTAATGGCCGGCAAGCGTTGGTTGAATTTAGAACCCTTCCAATACTCTTTAAAGAAGCAGTTGTAAAGGCTTTTGGTGATCCAAACCAAAAAGACCAATTAGAACGGTTGATTGACAAATTGGAACCCTGCCCAGATGCCCATGATTTTTTTATTGGAAAAGGTCTACTACCAGAACGTGTGAAGCAATATTATGTAGAATCACAGATTTTAAAGGCGTATGATAAACTGATCTACAATATCAGAGTAAAGCAAACCAATGGTATGGCTGTTAAAATGGGGCCGGCCAAAGCAGAAATATGTGCAGTAATACAAGAACTACAGAAGATTACCCCGGCTAATAGCGATCAACCACAATTTCCACACCGCCTACCCTCCAATTATCGGGCATTAGATAACAAGCTTAAGAAGTTCAATAAAGATGGCTTAGAATCATTAATACACAAAGCGGTTGGCAATACCAACAGCAAAAAAATTAAAGGCAAAGCTGCCGATTGGCTTTTGGCCTTTTATAGCCTACCCAACAAACCTGTAGTGCCTGTGCTATATATCGAATACATGAGAATAAGGGCGGTTAAAGGTTACCCGGTTGTAACTGAAAGTGCCATAACAAAATGGTTAGCAGAACCCGCCCAAGAAAAAAAATGGTATTTGGCCCGCCATGGCAAAGCAGAATGGCGCAACAAATTTGGCCACAAAATGGCCCGTGATAAATCAAGTTTATTCCCGAATGCTTATTGGGCCATTGATGGTACAAAATTAGATTGGGCGCACTTTAAAGACAACTCAAACGGCATGGGTGCCGATATTAAGATTGATGTTGTTTTTGATGTATACAGTGAAAAAATAGTAGGCTACAATTTTAGTGAAACTGAAAGCCATATTGATCACTTTAAGGCCCTTAAAATGGCAGTTAATGATACATTAAAAAGGCCCTTTCTTTTCACGTATGATGGGCAAAGTGGCCACACTTCAAAGCCCATGCAAGAATTATACTCTAAAGTAATAGACCAAACAAAAGGCCAACACTATAAGCATGCAGCCCGCCAACACGGTAGCCCGGTTGAACAGTTGTTTTCAAGGTTTCAGCAGCAAATTTTAAACCTTAAATGGTTTTCAGATAAACAGGGGGTGCGCACACGTAAAATGGACAGCCGCCCCAATATGGATTTCCTTCTGGAAGAACGCCACCAACTTCATAAATTGGAAGATCTTGAAAAAATATTCAAATCCTGTATTGTTGAATGGAATACCTCCAAGCACCCTAAATATGATGAAAGCCGCTTAAGTGTACACCAAAACCACGAAGAATTATTAAGCAGCCCAATTAGCACGCTTCAATTCATTGATCTGTTTTGGGTATTCACCCCAGAAGCTAAAAATTATGATACCGATGGTATCAAGCCCATCATTGGTAAAACCAAATACCATTTTGAAGTGTATGATGATGAAAACGAAACAGATATTGATTTTAGGGATCAATACTGCCACAAAAAGTTCTACACCCAATATGATCCAGATCAGATGGATAATTATGTACGATTATTTGTAAAGATGCCAAACGGCACAAGAAAATACATTGCAGATGCGCAGCCAAAACGACTGACAAAAGTATTACCGGCATTGATGACCCCCGAAGATAAGGCCCAGATGTGGAAAGATCAACAGGTGCGCAAAACAGAATTGGAACGTGTCGAAAAATACAACAGACAGTTGCAACAGCGCACAGGGGTATCACCTGCATCATTGATTGAAAACCAAGAACTAGAATTTAAGATAGGCGGCAAACTGCCAAAAGAAGAACGAAGTGCCATTGAAGCCAATGAATGGCTTAACGGTATGTAAACCCAAAAATTAGATATGATAAGTACTACACAAAAGTCAAGGATCGCACAAGAAGTTAAATTGATGGCTTCTAAATCTTCACAAAAAAAAGTGGCCAATGAAGCCGGGGTTAGTTCTGCCCTTATTAGCCAGATGTTGAATATGAATTGGGAATTGATAAGCCAAGAAATGTGGAAGGCCATACAAGCCAATTTGCATTTAGATTTTGATTGGCAGAATGCCGACACGGCCAACTTCCAAGCCTTAAGATTCTATTTACAAACGGCCCAACAAGAATCAATAAGTATATCTATCAGTGAAGATGCCGGGCGTGGCAAAACGCATGCATACCGCCACTATAAAAGAATGAATGATAATGTGGTGCATTTAGAATGCAAAAACATCTGGACAAAGAAAACATACATAAAGAACCTATTAATGGCAGCCGGGTTGCAGCCTATTGGCAACGTGCAAGAAATGGTTGAGCGCTTAATAAAACATCTTAAGACCTCACACAACCCCTTAGTGATCATTGACCAGTTCGATAAATTGAAAGATCCACAAATGGATCTTTTCATGGACATGTACAACGATTTAGATGGCAATTGTGGCTTTGTACTGTCTGGGGTGAAGGCACTAAGAAAAAAAGTAATGAACGGTGTAAACCGTGACAAAATAGGGTATGCAGAACTGTACAGCCGTATAGGCAGAAAATTCATTTCCTTAAAACCTATTGAAGTCAAAGATGTGCGCCTTATATGCAATGCTAATGGGGTATTCGAAGGTGACGTGGTAGAATATATCCATGCCAACAGTGAAGGTGACTTAAGGCGGGTGAAACGTGATATTGAAATTCACCAGAAAAAAAACACTGCATCTATTAAAAATATAGAAGTGAATGATGCGGTTGTGGTAGCCCCAGAACAACAGCAAGAAACAATGATTGAAGCATAGGCATTAGAACACGATATGCAAAAAACAAAAAACAGGGCCATAAGCCCCAAAAAAATGAATGCAAAAGCTGTTGAAATAATACCCTTGGCACAAAACTTTAAAAAGTTGATAGGCTCCCCCGAATGCCGGGGCAGTTGGTTGGTGTGGGGTGATAGCGGTAATGGTAAAAGCACCTTTCTAATGCAAACGGCAAAAGAGTTGGCAAAGTATTTAAAAGTTGATTACAACAGCTTAGAAGAACAAGATCGCGGCAGTATGCAAGCGTTAATGGCAGAAAATAGAATGGAAGATTGCAAAAAAAGCCACTTCATGCTTCTGAACGGTTGGCAGTTGCCAGAATTACGTGCCAGATTAGATAAGCCCCGCAGTGCCAAAGTTATTATAATAGATTCTGTGCAATACTTCACCATCACCATCACCCAATACAAGCAGTTGTTGGCAGATTACCCCACCAAGCTGTTCATATTCAACAGCCACGCAGATGGTAAATATCCTAAAGGCGCATTGGCCGACAAAATAAGATATGATAGTGATGTTAAAATACGGGTGCAGGGCTTTAAAGCGATGAGTGGCAGCAGAATGAGCCGTGGCAAAGTAACCGATGATTATATCATCTGGGATGAAGGCGCAAATAATTATTGGAAAAACATATAAATCAATACAGAAATCATGGAAAATTTCAAAGGTACAGAAGGTAAATTAAGCTTGGCAGAAGATCACCGCATACAGAGCAATACGAATCAATTCGTAATAATGGCTAAAGGCAGAATTGTGGCATCTATTAGCCGCCAAAATCATTCAGAGGGCTTGTTGAAATATGCAGCCAAAGGCATTTTAAAAACAGATCCAGAAGCCTTGGCAAATGCTAATCTTTTCATTGCCGCTAAAGATATGTTTGAAGCGCTACACAGCCTGTTAGATGTGATTGATGAAAATTATGAAAGCGGTGATGAAGTCATTACAAGCATTCAGAAAGCCCAGATAAAAAAAGCAAAACACGCACTATTAAAAGCCACAGGATATGCACAATAAATTAGATCAGATTTTTAGGCTGCTTGATTGCACCGCAGATGAAATGGAAGAAATGGTAATGCGCCATTATTTCGATTGGTGCAGTGGTAAATGCTACACACCGGCCACAAATAAAGCGATTGATTGCCACGCCCTAAATCTTGAATTAAACACCCAGGATCTTCAAAGCCTAATGGCAGATAGGGCATTGTTTAACTACTTCTTAAATCAGTATTTAGAAAGTATGCTAGATTTTTTAGAAGATGCCGTATGTATGCGCCCATTGCCAACCACCACAGAAGCCCGGTTAATGTATAAAAATTCCATTAATAACGTACACCGCTTTTACAACACCGATTTAATGACCACCGCCCGAAATAAAAAAATAAATGAGCATGTTAAGAATTGAACTATTAGAACGCCAAGAATCTTTATTCCATTGGATTAAGACCCCGGCCAACAAACAAAACCCCAACCTAAAAGGCATCATTAAATACTGGCTACGCTTAACCGCTTTGATTCACAACGTAGATTTTGATGCTACTGAAATAGATGATAAACAGCCTCCAATTGAAGAAGAATTAGGCACCCCAGAAGGCGTGATGGATATGCCTGTAATTGACCCAATACTATTATAAATCTTAATACATAAACACATGAAAACAGTAAAAGAAGCCCCGGTAAAATCTATTGCAGATATGACCCCCGAAGAAATTGAAATCTACCTAAACAAGATTAAGGCAGACAAGCGCAACAAAGAAGCTAAAGCCAAAACGGCTTTTGAAACCGAACAGAATTATGTGGCCAACACCCTGTTCGATTTGGCGAAAAAGGCATCTGAATTTATGTTAAACGCTAAGTTGGTTTGCCAAACAGAAATGGATAAGCAGGCCATGGCCCTTGAAAATTACGGCAAATTTCCTGTAAAAAGTAAAGGTGGTTTTAGCATTGATAATAAAGATAAAACCATACGTATCACCCGCACCCGTGATACTGAACCCCACTGGGATCAGCGCAGCGAAAAAGGCGCACAGCTAATTAAAGATTTTTTAGCCGATAGCATCAAGAAAAAAGATGTTGATGCCTATGAAATGTTGATGGAACTGTTGACAAAAAACGAAGCCGGACAATTAGAGTATAGCCGGGTGATGGTGTTGTTGCAAAATGAAACCCGCTTTGCAGATCCACGTTGGCACGAAGGGTTAAAGCTATTGAAAGAATCATACAGCATTAACATGAAGGGCTATGGGTATCGTTTTAAGTTCAAAAATTCTGCCGGTAAGTGGGAAAATCTGAATATGAATTTTTCAAGTTTATAATATGGCTACAGAAATCACCCAGACAGCCCCCCGCAAAGTATATGTAAACAGCATATTGGTGGCCCGTGATATGAACGGTGAATGGGTAACCACAGCAGAATTGACCACCACCGCAGCAAAACACCTAAACGAATTTTTAACCGCTAATAACCTCTTAAATGAATGATCACAATGAACAAATAGCGAACCAACCAAGCAAAATGAAATTGCAGGCCATTAAAGCATTGGCCATTGCAAAAGAATTGGAAGCAGAACAAATGGCAGCCGGTGCTACCTATCAGCAAGGCCAGAACCGCAGCCGCATATTAATTAAAAAATAACACCACATGAAAACAAATTCAAAAGCCGTGACCACAGATAATTTTATTAATGCAATACGGCTTTTGGTCTTTGGCTTCATTCTGATCATGGTGGCCATGATGATCATTGCCACCATTATAAACCCTGGCATTTGGAACGCCCTAAACTAAATCACCCATGGCAGATATAACAGCAGCAGAGAAAAAAGAAATTGATGCAATGACCTATGCACAACACTTGCAGATTTGGCGGCATACCCCAAGCCAACAACAACACCCATTTTTAACGCACGGCACTGCCGCTGATTATTTCCTAAGTGAAATGTGGCGTAAAAAAGATGCATTGCCACATTCACAACGGGTGGCCGCATCAAAAAACGTGGGTTGGTAATGTATAGAATCTACAAAATAAACCCACACCCATCACCGCATAAAATGTGGTATGTAACCCCCGGTGTTTTTTCTATGGATAAAAAGAAGGCCGCACAGTTAACAGAAGCCACCGCCACCGACATACAATTCAGATTAAGAAGCTTAAGAGTAGAAACAATAATTAACCCGTGATAAAATGAAAATAGTAATAGTGCTTATAATTCTGGTAGTCCTTTTGGTTGGCTTAAGCTTTAAAAAATCAAAACCATACACCCATGATGAATGGGATGAAACCTGCAAGAAAGATTTTAAGAAATATGGCCCGGTGCCTGACAATACAGATGAACATGAAAGCAACTAAAGACCAAAAGCAGTACATCTACAAGCTATGCGGCTACACAAACACCGATTTAAAAGAAGAATTGGTGCAGTGGGCCACCGAAGATGTGAACAAAACAAGCACAAATGATTTGACTTTTGACCAAGCCAATACTATCATCATCAACCGGGGCGGCAAACCACAGGCAGCAAATACATGGGGTTTTTTTGATGGGAAGAACCCACAGCACAAGCATGTATTAAGTTTATTGATTCAAATGGGTTGGAAGTCTAAACACCCAAAATCAGGCTATAATATAGCAGATATAGCCCGATTTGGTGAATGGTTGGCATCTGCAAAAAGCCCTGTACATAAGCCCCTTAAAAAAATGGACACCGCAGAGTGTACCACCATTATTAATGCCCTTAAAAGCATGGTGGGTAAAACGTATAAGTAACCTTAAAAATCCGAACAATTAAATGAACTGGTACCTGAAAATATTACAAGAAATCTGCACCCATGAAAACGGATTATTAAACGTGACAATAACATGTGCCACGTGTGAAACAGTGCAGCTACAATGCCCAGATTGCAAGTATGTTTCATGCGCAATAACAGAATGTTAACTATGAAATTCAAATCAAAATTAAAAGAATACTATGATTTAATCGAAAGGCTAATTGCTTTTTTAGATGATCCTGGGCCGGGGGGGTTAACCCGCCCACAAAAAATAAAAATTTACAAAGAAATCGTGCGCCTTGATTTTAATATCGATTTGATAGAAAAAATGCCGTTAGAAGATGCCCAATTAGAATGCCAAGATACCTTTTTCACGTTTACAAGTATAGCCCTAAACAGGCCCTATTATTTTCAACCTAAAAAAATAACATCAACACGATGGCGCAACCAATTAAAGTGCAGCTGAATTTAGAAAAGTTAAAGGCTATTAATCATGAGTTAAGCCAAACAAGCTTTGAGCCGGCCCAAAATAGATGGCAAAATGTAGAACGTGCCGTACTTCATCAAGTGGCAAAAACATTGGCAAAAAAACAAATTAACATCTACCCGGTTAATAAGCCCTTTAAATTAAAGCTTCAATATTATGAAGCCGATGCCTTAGAAGTATTCTTAAGATTAATAATAGAAGCCACAAGCATACAAGAAAATTACTTATTGCGAAGCGTGGCCGATGAAATCAACCAAAAATTAGCATAATGGCAAACAACAACGAACAATTAACCACCTACACTGTAAAGGCAAAGCACCGCCCAGATGTTTGGGTGTTTAAATACCATTTAAACGGGGTTTTAAAAAGCTTTGAAGTGTTGGATGGTATTATGGAACCTAAGCAGATAAATTGGTTATTCAACAATGGTAATTTCCCATATATGGAAGCTACTGCTAAAGAATTATCAAAGATCCGAAATAAAGAAAAACAATTGGTGTTTGATGTAGCCGTTGGGTTGCCCCTATTAACGTTTCAAGCCTTTTGGGATGCCTACGGGCATAAACGCAAAATAACAAGGTCAAAGCTATTGTGGGCCAAGCTGAATGATGCCACCAAACTAAAGGCCATTGATTATATAAGCCGATATAACAACTACTTAAGAAACCACAACGGCATAGCCAAATGCAACCCCGACACCTATCTGCACCAACGCCAATGGGAAGATGAAGAGTAAACCAGTAGCAACGGCAGGCAGTTTAAAAATTAACTTATAAGTAAACTACAAATGCAAACTAAAAAACAAAGCTTCATAGAATCGTTGACCAATACCGCCATAGGCTTCATGGTGTCGTTCGCATCTACCTTTTTAATATTTCCATTGGTGGGTATAAGCACCAATGCCGGCACCAATCTTATCATCACCATATACTTTACCATTATCAGCGTATTGCGTGGCTATGCATTGCGCAGGTGGTTTAATTATAAGATTATCAAAAGAAGTAATAACCTTAAAAATTAGCATAATGAAAACCTATAAACAAACAACCATCAACTAACAACCCAATAAGATGGCACAAGACAATGAAAACACCCTAAGAAAATATACCGCAATGCGTGAAACCTATGCAGAGATGTGCAATGACACGTATAAAAATGTACGCAAATTTACAGATGCCTACATTTTTATTAAGATGGAAGAAAAATATTATTTAAAGCCCAAAACCATTGAAGATATAGTGTATTACAGAACCAAATATTAATTATGATAAACGTAGCAAGTGATTTTAGTGGCGTTGGTGCATTTGACCAAGCATTACGGAGATTGAACATAAAATATAGAACAATATTTGCATGTGATATGGATAATTACGCCCGTGCAATATACACAGCTAACTATGGCGAACCTTTATATTATCCTTTTGATGTCTATGATAGAAAAATCCCCAAAAAGAGTGTAGATATATACATGACCTCACCACCGTGCCAAGCCTTTTCACTAGCAGGTAAACGAAAAGGCGAAACCGATAAAAGAGGGCTTTTATTTTACAATAGCCATCAATTTATTATTGAGAATAAACCCCGTTATTTCATTTTTGAGAATGTAAAAGGATTGTTGAGTGATGCCAGTGGCCGAACATTTCAAATTTGGGTTGATATGCTTGGCGGTAAATCTGTAAACGGAAACCCGGTAATATTTCCCCGTGAAGATGCTGCACCGTATCATATTTACCACAAAGTATTGAACGCAAAGCATTATGGCGTACCGCAGAACCGTGAGCGTGTTTTTATAATTGGTATTCGTGATGATGTAGATAATAATTTTAATTGGCCAAAGCCATATCCATTGAAAAAAAAGCTAAAAGATATTTTAGAAAAAGATGTCGATAAGAAATTTTATTTAAGCGATAAAATGTTAAATGGCTTTTTAAGCCACGCAGAAAGACAAATCGAAAAAGGTAATGGTTTTGCATTTAGCCCTTCTTGTATTGATAGCCCGGCAAGGAGCATCACAACCAATTCAGGATCACGCAATACTGATAATTATATTAAAGTAAAATCTGCCACCAAAAAAGGCTATGAAAAAGCCTATACCGGTGATAGTGTCAATTTATCACAACCAGATTCAAAAACAAGGCGTGGCCGTGTAGGTAAAAATGTTGCCCAAACTTTAGACACATCTTGTAATCAAGTGGTAATTGGTGCTTTTAGAGGTAGAAGCACTGAAAATCTATCAGATAGAACCCAAGGCGGGCATACACAACAAATATTAGAAATAAATCATAACCTCACCTCAAATACCATTACCAGTGTTCAAAAAGATAATGTAGAGGTAAGCATCATTGATACCGCACATAGAAATGAATCTTTAAGAGAGTATTTTCACACTTCACCATCACTATTATCACGAGATTATAAAGACCCAAAATTACTAAAACACAATAGTACTATTAGAAAATTAACCCCTCGTGAATGTTTTCGCTTAATGGATTTTCCTGATACGTTTGATATTTCTAAAGTGAGTAACACACAAGCATACAAACAGGCGGGCAATAGTATAGTAGTAAATGTGCTATGTGAGATTTTAAATAAACTTAATGTTTGAACGCTCATTAATCCCACAGCAGCTTTGTGAATCGATTGTTGAATCCTTTTTAAATTAACTACAACGAGGTCGGGTATGTGCCGATGTGCTCGTGAAGAAACGAAAGCTTTTTCTGCTTTTGGTTTCGGGAACAGGCAAACAGCGGTCAAAGAAAAGAAGACCCCACGCAAACCTTGGGATTAGTGACAAACCTACATTGGCATATACCCTGTGTTATCGGGAGTCACTTCATACGGGAAAGTAAACGGTTGATTAATAACTTAAATTAATAAATAGAAAATGAAAAGAGTAAAATTAACTCACGGAAGCGCAAGGATTGACGATGATTGTCCTCAGCACGTTATTGATTCTTTAGATGAACTTTCAAAACTTGCTTATGAAATCCATAGAGGTGATGATTTGAATTTTGAAGAGGATGAATTGCTAGGATACTATTGCCTTGGATGTTGCAACATTCAGAATGATAGAACTGGTTTTGGTTGTGATGCTTGCGGAGGTAGTTCATTGGACGAATGGTACGGTTAATTACATCGGTGAGGCACGAACCGAAGGGGTCTTTTTTTATTTGTTACCCGACCTCGTTATCGGGAATTAGGAAAAAGTTGCAAATGAAGCCCTTGCGTAGTTTGCTTTTCCGTATGCGAAAGGAGCTTTTTAGCGACATTGAGGTTATTCCCGATAACACAAAGCTAAGATGCGTTTTAATGCATTTTAGCAACTGTTGTGGTTAGTTCACCTACCAAATTCATATATATCCAAATAATACGATAAATTCGCAAAAAAAAATACAGATGAAGTTAGAAGAAGCTTATAATAAATGGCAATTACAGGACAAGGATTTAGGCAACAATGAACCTTACCAATTTACAAAAGCAGAATTGCTAGATTTTGCAGAATATTATTTTAGCCTTAAAACCAAATAATACGATAAATTCACAAATTACTAATAACCATAAATTATTTAAAAATGAAAAATCTATTAATTATTAGCACGCTGTTGTTGTCGGCATTTTCCTTTGCCCAATCCTCAGATGAATGGGTTGAAAAAGCAAAAGAAACACATAAAAATTACCCTAAAAGTTCAGAATATCGTAGTTACTTGAAAAATGCGTTAAAGGCTAATCCACAAAATGAGGAAGCACTGTATTTAATTTCAATGAATTTTATAGAAAATAAAGGATACTATTATGCCGAAGAATATTTAAAAAAACTAATCAAATTAGATAGCACAAATCCAGAATGCTAGAATTTTAATTAGAGAAAAGCAATTTGACACTACATTAATACGAGCAAAACACCATATATATTTAGCAAGAAAATATGGTTACACTGATACTCTTTCTTTGAATAAAGCAGATTCGCTAATTTTAAAATTTTTGAATTAAAAGAAAATTACTACTTTTACATCGCACAAACAAGTCAAAGGTTCAATCCTTAGATTTATTTTTTAACGATAGCGAAGCCCTCGCAATGGTTTTGGAACGGTAAACCGTCCTACTCTCAATCTTTGATTGTTTGTGCAAACCTAAAGTGGGGGCTTCGTATATAAAACCTTTTCAGATGCACAAAGAAAAGAATGCTGGCAAGCTTAAAATGCAAGTAACGGATGGTTTGGCCGTAGCGGTCTACCCAAACCACCAACATGAATTTTTATTGCCTACCAAAGAGGTGGCTTTAGGTTATGGTGTAAGTCCATACACAATTAGAACCCACAAAAGGGATCATACAGAAGAACTTGTTGAAGGCAAGCACTTTATTAGCACCGTTGGTATTACCAACGGTGCTAAAGGATCAACACGTGGAACTATGTGGACAAAACGGGGTATTGTCCGTTTGGGCTTCTTCATAAAGAGTGAACGTGCCAAACTTTTTAGGGATTGGGCAGAGGATCTAATTATTAAAGTTGACGAGCACCGCGATCTATTTGGTAGCTTAATGACATCTACCCCCAAGGCAATTGGTAAAAGAAACCACAACAGGCTTACACAGGCACGTTTGGTCGATATTCTTGCAGATGTTGCCAGAATAGACGATAAGGCTATACGCTTAAGCTTAATTCAAAAACTAGGACTATGAGCAATACAGCACAAGAAGCGGAAACCCGCTACCGTAGAATGCAGAGCCTTGTAACGGTTCTACAGCACCTTAACAAAGATGTAGACCTGCACGAAGAACGCTATGATACCTTAGAAGAACTACGGGAGCATTTGCCCACCGTAGACGAAATAAGGTTGTATATGTTCAACAAACCCAGTCCACACTAACAGAAAAAGCCCCATAATAGGGGCTTTTTTATTGCTAACCACAAATTGTTTATTGCAAAACCGTATAAGGTTTAGGCTTCACCCCAACTGGCTTCACACCTTCATTAACTGCCAAATCACCCGGTATGGCCACAGATTCTTCTGGCATGGCGGTGGCATCTTCCACAAGCATAGTAAACGTTTGGCGGTACAGGTTGCCTGCACTGCCGGTATCAACAGGCCCAAAGCCCGTGCGCTTTGCTTCACTAAAGCATGTACCACTTAGCCCATGCAGCGTTTTGTGAATGTTGCTTAAGGTCTTTAAATAGCCTAATGCATCTTCTTGATTAAAAGAACCGTTGAAAGTATCGCTAAACGTTTCATAAAAATAATACACATCTAATTGCACCGTTAACCGTTGGGCCAACCGGCCATGATCTTCTGTGCTTAACACCCTAAACCCCAAAAAAAGTGCAGGCGTACTAAATGGGTGTTCTTCATCTAAAAACCCCACTTGGTTGTGCCAAAGGTCTAGCCATTGAATTTCAGTTATTTCAGTTGTTAACAGGTCGGCCAATTCAAGGTAAAGGCCATCCCATAATGTTGCGTTTGCATTCATAAATTTTAGTATTATTGTTTATGCCATTTTAAAACGTTTGTTAATTTCTCGTACCACCCAATCATCTATTTGCCCCATAAGCGTGGCAGATTCACCAATAAATTGCCTTTTGGGTATGTTCACTACTAATTCTGTTTTTTTGGTTAGTGCTAAACCCTTCCACATACCATTGCCGGTGCGTTTGAACATAAACCAAAAGTACTTCCGACTTTTAGCGGTAATCGGTATTCTAATGGTGCCACCGTTGTTGTGTATTTCGGCATGCACTTCATCACTACCAATTTCAATCATTTGATCATTGGCACTGAATATGCGTACGCTGTTTAATAACCCTGCACTTTTCACCAGTATTTTGCGCCCAGGATCCACATCGTTTGCCCGTGGCTGCCATGCTTCAAAAGTCTGATCGGTAAAGCCTTCATTGTAAAAGCTATCTTGAAAGAAATTGGTACCGGCCCGTGAAGCATAGCGCACCAAATCTTTCTTAAGCTTGGCGGCCATCCCTTCAAAATCTGGTATATCATTTATTCTTTTCATCCACCTTTTTATCCACCGCATTCTTGGCGGGTTTATCCATCGTGTAATAGGGGTGCTTGTCCGTAAAAACTTGGTTGGTCTTACCCACGTTATTTTGAAACGCTTCGTTAATAGGCTTTGGCTTCGCATTCCCCGTTGCTGCTTTTTCGGTAGATTTCACACCACACCTACAGCCGTGATCGTTTGGCGGGTAGTACACGTCCCAAAATGGATCATCAACAGGCTTGGTGATGCCGTCTAATTCTACGTGCGTTTTGCGCACCCGATTATCACCAATGGTGCGATACACCAAGTTTGGAAACAAATCTTTTTCATCTTGTATTTCTACCCATTGCTGTGCAGCTTGGCCAGAACGTTTGGCGGTGTTATATTCAACCTCTAAATAGCGGTTGTTGTATTTTTCATGCACCGTATCAACTTTATCCTTAAAGGCTTTAAAAGTTCTTAATTGTCCTTTTTCATCGACTAAAAAACCTTGCATTTCAACTAATTGTTGGTAGGTTTTAGCCACCGAAAATTTAAACACGTTATCCAATAAAAAAGGCTTGGCCTTACTTTTACCAAACGTGGCACCAAAACCCAATGTGGTGGCATCCTTTAATTCACCATAGGTTTTTGTAATAAGCACATCATCAAGATCTACCGGCACCATTTTACCGTTGTGCAAGTCTTTTGCAATTCTGTTAATGGCATTTGTCCACGTACTTAAATTTATTGCCCTAATAGCCGGTTCTGAATGTTCATGGCCACATTCATTGCCACCGGTATAATGCCGGTTTATTGCCATTAGGGCATTTACTTTTTTGTTTTTTCTATTGTAGGATCTTCACCGGGTTTTTTAGGTGTGCCAGGATCAGGGCCCGCACTTTGAAACCCGGTTATTGGTATACCTGTACGTTTGGCAATATCTGCAAAATCTATAGTATAACCAGAATCTGTTAATGCCACCACTTTATCAATTAGAGTGATGTTATCCATATCTTCTGATTCATCCCAAGTAAAGGTTAGCCCGTTTAACCCAGAGTAATAACTACTTAGTTCACTAAGGCGGTGCAGTAATAGTTTATTAATGATGGCCGAACCGAAAATTTTATCAGATTCATGCCGATCATTCGATACTTCTGCCATCACCTTAAGACTGCCATAGGTGCCCGTAACATCTTTTTGATCACTGGTTGCATCTTGCCCTAAGATTAGTTTAGAAATTTCGCTATTGATTACCCCAATTAATTCTTGAAAGGTTTTGTGCGCATCTGTTTTGGGCAACTCACCCAATTCAATCTTTTCATTGCCCCGTATAACGCCAACATGGTTGCTTATCATAGATAGCCCCATTTCTAACAATTCATCTGCCCGGCCTTGTGTCATATTATCGGTGGTGATCCACACGCCCGGTATGCCGTATTTTTCAATATAATCTAACCAAGAACCCATGGCCAATTTCTTTGCCAGTATTAATGGCGTGAGTTGGTTTAATAGGCCCAAATCGCGATCATGCCCTATTTGCAAATAGTAGCGTGCTAATGCACCTTCTTTGTACGGCCATCCGTTTTCGTCACCCGGTGTTTTTAAGATAATGCCCTTTTGTGGGTTGGTATGTTCCATCGGTATCAATGCCGCACGCATCAATTCTAACTCATCATCTAATTCAAATAATTCAATCACCTTTGGCCCAGTAAATTTAGACCACAGCGCATGGCGTAAAAATTCTTCAAACCATGGTGATTGCAACAGTTTGGTGGCTTCTTCATTTTCTTCACCTGCATCATTCACCATTTTGTATTTAGACCGTAATACCCTGTATACCCGTGTTTCGATAGCATTAAACGTGTGGGCATCTAGTAAAAGGTTTTCGTACAATTGGCCCAAAAAAAGCAAACTTGGGTTTTCTGCATCGGTTGCCAAGGCCACCGCATTTTTCCAATCTTGCAATGTTTTAACGGTAAAGGCTTTTGGTTCCCGCTTTAACTCCACAGCACTTTTGCCTTTGTTATTACTGCCGGTGCGGCCAGTATCGTTTTTTGCCATTTGCACCCGTATTTTAGATTCTGGTAAATTCCGTAAAATCCTATCTTGTAATTTGTCTATAAAACTCATGTTAAACGCTGTTTAATTAGATATAAAAATTAGTTGTTCTTCTATTGCCGTGCATTGGTTTCTCAACCACTTTGCCATTGCCATCTGTTATTTCGGGCAATCCATCTGGGGTGAGTTTACCGGCCATTATTTTATCAAGGTCGGCCATCACCATATCAAAATCTTCTTTAAAGTCGCTTGGCATTTTACGTGCGGCATTCCTTTTTAAAGTTCGATACAGCGTAATAGTTACCACGTAATGAATAATCAAATAATTGCGTTCATCTTCATCTGCATCAAATATTGCAGCCAGACTATACCGACCCGTTAACCGTGAAGAAATAATGGCTATGGCCTTTTTTTCATTTGCTTCTAAAGAAAGCTTTAAAGCGGCATCACTTTCATCTTTTAAAAGTGTGCTAAATATCTGTGCATCAAAATCTGCATCTGTTAAAAATCGATAGGCCATTAAAATCTGGGTTTACGTTTAAATTTTCCTGTTGTCGGTTTTGATTTGCCAGTACCACTGTATATGTATTTACTACATGCTTTAATTGCACTTTCATCTGCATCTGGTGCATCATCTTTTGTGTTATAGCCCGGTTCTATACCATATAATTGAGTTAGCCCCACTTGGGTATCATTGTGGCTTTTTAGCTTTTCATTATAGAACAACCGCCCATTCTGATAGTAGGATTGCAGGGTAATGATACGATCATACTTATTACGTGGACTTGTGGGTATTTCTGCCAGATTCAAGATTATACCAAAATCACGTTCCACTTCATCAATGGTGCGTTTTACTTCATCGTTCCAAAATTGCGACTCAAAACCCCAATGTATGATTACGCTATCTGGTAAACTCAATTGCACCTGTGCCATCCATTCTAATGCACCACGCATTTTCGATTGCTTTACGTAGTTGTCAACGTTCCAAAAATCACGGCCATGCAAGCCCCATATTTTAACGGCATTAAAATCAGAAGTGGGTGTGCCGGCATAAGCAACGTCCCAACGGCCAATCAATATTTTAAAGTGATTTAAAGCGGGCATTTTCCCCCATTGAATTTGTTTTTCTTTAAAAATTTCACCTTCCACATGCGGTTCACCATTGTATTCTGCCAAGCAGGCCAAGGTGCCAATTTCATCTTCTAATTCTTTGTAATAGGTAGGTGAATATTTATGTGGCCATGCCGGGGCATAGGTTACTTTGTTATATGCTTTTACGTGGAATATTTTCCAATTGGGGTGTTTTTCCTGTAAAATGGTTTGAATCATCATTGGTGCAAAACGGTTGTTGGCATATAAGAACCGCCTAATGGGGCCATCCATAGTAGGTATCAAATCACGTTCAATCCACTTTGCAAGCTTCTTTTGCCGCTTGGGGTTGGCAATGGTTTCTTTGGTTTCAAGATCATCAACAGTGATAAGGTCGGGCCTTTGGTCTTTTACCCTAAGCCCTCTAACAGATTGCCCGGCACCTAATGCCTTGCATATAAAGCCGCTTTTAGTGATATAAAACCCCTTCTCCCATTGGCCTGTGTTCTGTTGTTTCCCAAAATCATTAATAATACGTGGGTTGCCCTCCCATTCTGCCCGCAAATCTTCTGCTAATTCACATGCCCGATCATACGAAGTGGTTACAATTACATGGTAATGCGCTTCGTTGTTCATCCATAGCCAAAATGGTTTAATAACATCATCCCAAACGGACTTGGCCAAGCCACGCCCCCATTCATCAAACTGCTTGGCGGTTTTGTGCTTAAGCGTGTAATTGGCACTTTGTATTTGAAATTCTGCACTTTCACTGGTGGCATAATGCGGAAAGTAATATTGCACGCAAAAGCGCACATCTTTTTTGGCCCGGTGAATACGTGCCTTTTTTTGGTCTGCCGTTTCATTGGGGTTGATAGATGCCCCAGAGGATCGTACAAATTTTAATTTTTCCCTATATTTTTCTAATGCGGCTTTGTCGGCTTTATTCATATAGAGAACGTTTTTTTGCGTTTGGGTGTGAACCCTTCAACGGGGTTTTTACTCATGGTGTGGGTTACCGTATTGGTTTTAAAATTGTAGTATAGGTTATCAATAAACATGGTGCGTGCCTTGGTGTGCTTCATAGCCTTAAACGGTATAGCCTGCCCAACAGTAACCCCCGCCCCCCGCTTAATAAAGTGTGCGCCAATGCGCAACATAATTTTGTTTCGTGTAGCAGCTTTACGGGTGAAAAATAAACGAAGTAATAAAAATTTAATGTGCATAGTTTACCCTAGTTTTAGTGAAACTTCTGTTAAGTGTGATTCTTGAAAATCGAGCATTTCCATATATAATTTGGGGCTGTAATTGCGTACCCCTTCAAAAATCTGATCCATCACCCCTAAATAGGTGATTAATGAAATTTTATTTTCTTTGCTAATCGCTTCATATTGCTTATTCCATTTACTGGCGGCATCGGTAATGCGGTTAAGTTCGGTTTGTAGTGATAAAAAGTTATCAGTTTCATCACGCCCACGGGCAATTTCCATTTCATTTTCAACCCGTATGGCCTTGGCGGCCAAATCGCTTATGAGTTTGCGTAAATTTTCTTCTTGGGTACGTTTACCTATAAAGCGTGCTTCACGTTCTTGTTTCCATCCGTATTTGTTTACCCACCCACTAACCGTTTTTTCTTGCACCTGCACAAGTCCGGCAATTTCCTTTTGACTTTTACCGCCCATGTAAAGGTGTTTAGCGGTTGCCCGTTCATTTGTTTTACCCATGCTTCTTTGAAGTTTGCTTAGTGATTATGGTACAAAATTGTCTTTTTTATCTGGGTACTTTCCGTTGGTTTACTGTCATGGTGTCAGGTACTAGTAATTTACTGTCATAATGACAGTGTTACGGTATGCCAATTTTTACGGTGCCAGATTTTGCAGCACATTTGTGGCATGAATATGTATCAAAACATTTTTATGAATGCCGGCCAAGGCACTATTGCAGCACCATTGGCCATTATGGTAACAAGCAAAGCCAAACTTTGCATTATCGCTATAAGCGGTAGAATAGCTGAATGGACAAATGCCAATTCAACCCGATTAGGTGCCGATATCAAGGCGGCTATTGCTGCCGGGGCTGATTCATGCCAGATATATGTGAATAGCGTTGGTGGTAATGTTTTTGAAGCCAATGAGATTATAAATCTTATTGAAGATAATTTTGAATCGGATAATATAACAGTAAAAGTGGGTGCCTTGTGTGCATCTGCCGGTACTATATTCCCTGCAAAATATCACGCTACCGGAAAGCCCAACAGCCAGTTCATGATACACAAGCCTAAAATGGGTGTGGGTGGTAATGAAGATGAAATTGAAGCCAATTTAAAATTACTTAAAAATCTTACGAGCCAATATAAAACGATGTATGCCACCAAATTTGGTATTACAGAAGATGCCGTTGAAGCCCTCTGGGCTAAAGGTGATTATTGGATGGATGCCAAGGCCGCTTTAAAAATGGGCTTATTGAATGCCATAGAAAAAGAAGATGAAAAAATAGATGCCGCTATGCACTTGCAATTGGTGGCATGCGGTGCGCCACAAACTTACAAGCCAGAAGGCACAACACATAAACATGAAAACCCAAAACCCATAAAAATGGAATTATCAGTACTAGCAGTAACATTGGGCCTACCCGCAGATGCAACACAAGCAGTGGTTGATGCGAAATTGGCAGAAGTACAGGCATTAGCAGCAACAGCCGCTTCATTAAAACAAGCCGCAGAAGATAAAAGTGCAGCCGAAATTACCGGTAAAATTAAAGCCCTTTTGGATCAAGCAGAAATTGACAAAAAAATTACGGCTTCTGTACGTGGTAATTATGAAGCCATTGGCCAAAATAGCTTTGAGAATTTAGAAGCGATTTTAAAAACGGTAGCACCTGTTAGAGCCTTAAGTAATCAATTAGAAGGTGGCGGCCCAGATGTAGATGCATCTGGCAATGATTACAGCAAATTCACATTTGCCGATTATCAAGAAAAAGCCCCAGAAGCATATTTGGCCCTTATGGAGTCAGATCCAAAAAAGGCAGAAGCGTTGAAAAATGCGCATTATAAAGATTAGAAAGAACCCATTAACTACAGTTTAAAGGCTGTTTGAACACCCTTTAACAGCATCATAACTTAACCGAAAAAAGAAGCTTAAAATTAAAATCAAAAATTTAGAAAGATGAAAACAAAAGTAGTATTAAGATCCGTTATTGCCCTAATGGCATTCATGGTTGCATTTGTAGGGTATTCGAACGACACCCCAGAGGTAAGCGTTGCAATGGCCTTGGCCATGAACGAATACGCAGAAAAAGAATTGATTAAGCAATTTAGACATACCGGCAGTTGGTTGGCACGTGTACCTTCAAAAAACCAATGGGTAAATAATGACGTTATTAAATTAACTGAAATTGGTGCAGACCCTACCGTATTAATAAACAACAGCACATACCCAATCGCAGTTTCTGCCCGTGCAGATGATTCTGTTGCTGTTTCTCTTTACAAATACGATACTGAAAACACGAAAATCACTGATGATGAAGTGTATGCCTTACCGTATGATAAGCCCGGCAGCGTACAGGCGCAGCACCGTGAAACCTTAGAAGAAGCAACAGAAGCGCATGCCTTGCATTCGTTGGCACCCTCTGGCAACACAGCAAACACCCCGATAATTTTAACAACAGGTGCAACGATAGGCACCCGTAAACGTTTAATTTCTGCTGATCTTATTATTTATAAGAAAACATTGGATTTGTTAAAAATACCAAAAGCCGGTAGGTGTTTGGTACTTAGTGCAGACCACATGGCAGATTTACTGTTAGAAGATAAGGCATTAGAGTTGCAATATCACAACCACAAAGAAGGTGCGATTGCGGCTAATTATTACGGGTTTGAAATTTACGAAAGTATCCATTCTCCTGTATATGATGCTTCTTTAGATAAAATTGCATACGGTTCAGTAACAGAAGGCCGTGCAGCATCTGTATTATTCCATGTTAAGGCATCTGCCAAAGCAAGGGGATCAGTTGCAAGATATATGGCTATGGCTAAAGATGATCCGCAGAACCGTCAAACGGTTGTTGGGTTTAGATTGTACTTTTTGGCAATACCATTACGTGCATTGGGCCAAGGGGCAATTGTTGACACAGCAGTAGCATAACACTAAAAAAGGCGGGCCAGTTCTCACTATAGAACGGCCTGCATCCCCACGGGGGAAATATTAAAACCTTTTATGAAATTATCAGCACACCAACAGATCTTTACGCTTAATGTTTCAATGCTTATTTGTTTCGCATTTGAAAACGGCTTAAGGTTAACATTTGGTGAAGCCTATAGAACAACAGAGCAGCAATTGTTATACGTTCAAAGTGGCAAATCACAAACAATGAACAGCAACCATTTAAGAAGGTTGGCAGTTGATTTTAATGTGTTCAAAGATGGTAATCTAACTTATAAATGGGCAGACTTAAAGCCACTTGGTGACTATTGGGAAACCTTACATGAGAATAACAGGTGGGGCGGTGATTGGAATAAAAACGATTTAAAAGATGGTTTTATCGATACACCACATTTTGAAATGAATATTTAAAGACCAGAACCATGAACTTTAAGAACGCAGCAGAAAATTTATTGATTGCCCTTATCGGGGTTGTGTTCGGTTGTATTCTGACTTTTTTCATTATCACCCAAAGCAATAAGGCACTTAGTAAGCAATTAACACCGATCATTGAGCAGGCTATTGCCAAAGAAACAACGGCCATAACCAATGAATTTATTACGGAAATCAAAAAACTGAAAAGCCGTGGTGGTAGTACTGTTGAATTAAACATTACCCCAGATATTAAGAACAAAGCACAAACAATTACAACCAAAGATTCTTTACCAGAAAAAAAAGGTTTTTTCAAAAGGCTATTTGGTAAGAAGGATAAAAACAAATAGAACCCATGAAAAAAACGGAATTAGACAAAATCGCAAAAGATTATTTCAAGGCGAACAAAGGCGAAAAATCTTTGATTGTAACATCTGATGGCCAAGCCTTCGTTAATGAAAACGCAGCAAAGCTTCACGTGAATACCAATAAAGCCAAAAAGAAATTAACCTTTGAAACCTACACCACCGGTGTGGTTGACACTTCTAAAAACGATGAAGGTAAAGTTGATGTAGTTGAATTTCCTTTAAATGAAAAAGCAATCAAGGCTTTTAAATTGGGTGACCTACAAAAAATGGCAGAAGATCTAAAGATCGATGTTGCCGAACTTGACACGAAGCAAAAAATTGCCGATGCCATCAATACATTGAAGGCCGAAGCGTAATTAATAATATTTTCTAAATCCAGATAAATGGGCTTTAAAGGAACAGTAGTAAACAGGCTTAATGGCGGCCTTGGTCGCACCAACCCAACCGCTGATGGTGTTTGTTTATTAATTATTGGCGGGGCGATCGCTGCAACGGGTTTGGCTTTAAAAACGGCTGTTGAGTTTTTGACAATCGAAAATGCAGAAGCTGCCGGGATTGACCCATCTTATGATGATACCAATTCTATATTGGCACACCATCACATCGATGAATTTTTTAGGGTATCACCAAACGGCAATTTATTTGTGGTTTTAGATGATGATACGTTAACCGGGGCAGATATACAAGCAATCTTAAAAGCAGATTCAAGCATTAAAAATGTTGGTATTGTGCGAAACGATGCGGTAGTATTGGTAGATTTTTCAGCTTATATCGCAGAACAACAGGCCATTGTAACGGCTTTACGTTCTGAAAATAGAAATGTAAGCACCATACTTATTGAAGGTAATGTATATGCAGCAGCGACATTGGTTGCCGCTTATGATGATCTAAGGGAAGAAACCGCAGATAATATTGGTGTGGTAATAACACAAGATCCTGCCATTGCAGGCATTAAAGCAGCATACAAGAACTATGCGGCCGTTGGTGCAGCACTTGGGGGTATTTCGGTACGGGGTGTGCATGAAAATTTAGGTAGTGTAGATATTCAAAACAAACCCCAAGAATTTAAAGGTTTACGCGATTACCCTTTAACAAATAAGGTTCGTGGCCGTTGGTTAGATGCCGCTTTACAAAACGGTGTTTTGTTCAGCACATTGACCGCCACAGAAATTGCGGCACTAAATGCCAAAGCCTACATTTTTGCGGGTGCATATAATGGCTATGCCGGTATTTTCTTTTCAGATTCTCACACGGCTACAGAAGCTGCAAGCGATTACAGCCGCATTGAAAATAACCGTACATGGGATAAAGGCGCAGACCTTATAAGAAATACCTTATTACCCCGTGTAAAAAGTAACCTACAGAAAGATCCAGAGAGTGGGTTGATTAATGCAGGTGAAGCGGGTGAACTAGAAGAATTAGCACGTGTAGCTTTACGCCCAATGGTTGCAGCCGGTGAAATTAGCGGCATGCAAGTTTACATTGATACGGCACAGGCATTATTGAATGATACCCCTTTGCAGGTGAAAGCGCAATTGGTGAAAAATAATATCATCCATGAAATAACAGTGGATTTAGGTTTAACAAACAAAATTTCATAAGACTATGAATATTATAAACCATTTTGGCCGTGTGGCCGGTTGGAATAGCACAAAATTAAGAATGCTTGGCCGTGATGTTGTCGGTATTACTGAATTATCATATGATGATAATGTTGAAATAGAAGGCATAAAAGGTGCAGGCCAATATGATATTGGCGTTGGTGAGGGCAACTATGAAGCAAAAGCAAGTATTACCCTTACCCAAGAAGAACGATTGGCACTTTTAGATTCTGTGCCATTTGGCCGAAAATTACAAGATATAGATGCCTTCCCAATAATCGTTTCTTATGATTATGGTGGTACCATTTACAAAGATGTAATACGGGCATGCCGAATTAAAAACAATGGTGTTGAAGTAAAGCAGGGTGATAAATCAATTGCCTATAAGTTTGAATTGTACACCCCAAAAATTGATTGGAACGTTTAAAAAAAACTAATACATAAATCTTAAGATACAAAAGTCATGGCAGACACGAAACACACAACATTCAAAGAAATTACAAAGGATCAGATCAGCAATTGGAAAAAAACAAAAACCGGGCTACGTCAAATAGAAGTACCTGTTGATGGTGGTGAACCTGCAAAATTTATTATCTGCAAACCCACACGTAATTTATTACCCTCAATTACCCAGTATGGCAAAGATGAAAACATTGAAGCCCTTAACAGGCTTTTGGTTACTAATTGCGTTTTGGGCGGTGATATGCTGTACATGGATGATGATAGCGGTGATATGGCTGTTTACTTAGCTGTTTTGGCCGAAGTGGGAAAGCTTATGCAGGCAAAGGGCGTGATCTCCAAGATTATTTAAAACACTTTGCCATTGATGATGGTGATGGCCCAACGGATGATTGGATTATTCAAATAAATGCGATCATCCGCAGGGAATACCACATTGACCCAGAAAACCTAAGTGATGAAGATTGGGCAAAGTTTTACAACGAATACCAATACACTGAATTTGTCAGATTAAAAAACCTTAAAAACGTGTTCATTGAAGCTTTAGCAAAAGTGGTCAATGAATCATTCAAATAAATGTCCACAACCACTACATCTTGGATTTTAAAGTTAGTAGATCAGGTTAGCGGTCCGATGAATACAATTAAGCAGGCGGGCAAAAGCACCAAAGAAGTTGTTGGCCAAGTAAATGAGAACCTTAAAAAGGTTTCTGCTATAGACCTGTACGCCATAGCCGATAGTGCAAGGCAACTTAACCAACACTTTCAACAGGCCATTCGACCGGGTATTGCCTACGAAGCTACTTTGGCAGATGTTTCTGCCATTACAGGTGTAATGGGTGAAAATCTGGAGAAATTAGGCGAAAACGCCAGAAAGTCAGCAAAGATTTTCGGTACGTCAGCATCACAACCTTTAGAAAACTACAAAACCATACTATCAAAGCTAGGGCCCGGAATAGGGCAGAACGAAAAAGCCTTGGACAGTATGAACGCTAGCGCATTGACATTATCCAAAACTATGGACAACGATGTTAAGGGTGCGGTCGAAGCCCTTACAACATCAATGTTGCAATACCGTGTAGATCTAACCGACCCTATAAAGGCATCAAAGGAAATGGAAATGATGATGAACGTGATGGCGGCAGGTGCAAAAGAAGGTAGTGCAGAAATACCCCAAATATCACAGGCCATAAAAGTGGCAGGTGTTGCGGCATCACAGGCAAAAGTTTCTTTTGTAGAAACGAATGCGGCAATACAAGCTTTGGCCGCAGGCGGAAAAGTAGGTGCAGAAGGCGGTATGGCTTTACGAAATGTACTTGGTAAAATGGCGGGTGCCGATGTAATACCCAAAGAAGCATTACAAAAATTACAGCGTTACGGTGTAGATATGGCCATCGTTTCAAATACCACTTTACCGTTTACGACACGACTTAAAGAACTTGGCAAGGCTCAAGGCGATGCCACGGCCTTTGCGCAGGTTTTTGGAGTGGAAAATGCCGCAGCCGCTAATATTTTAGTGCGCAGTGTAACTGCACAGGATGATTTGGCCAAAAAGATTGCAGGTACCAATGTAGCCTACGAACAGGCAAAAATAAAAATGGACACCTACCAAGAAAAACAAGGCAGGTTGACCGCTACTATGGAAGATTGGGGCATTACACTCTTTAATGCCACAAAACCTTTTATTCCATTCATCATTGCAGGGCTAGGTGCTGTAGAAATGCTATCCCATTTAGGAAATGCCCAAAAAGGTGTGGCACTTATTATGGACACCAAATTAGGTAAGGGCCTAAAGTTTATTCGTACGGGTCTCAATAAAGCCACTTTGGCTTCTGGGAACTTTGTAAAGGGCTTGGTGGCTTCTGGCGCAAATGCGTTGAAGGCTGGCGGTAGGTTTATTATTGCCGCCCTAACTGGTCTAGGTAGTTTTATAGTCGGTTTGGTGAGTGCCACAGCAGCGCAATGGGGCTTTAATGTTGCCATGAACGCCAACCCAATAGGTTTATTGGTGATAGGTATTGCAGCCGCTATCGGTGTAATTATTCTAATGGTAAAGTACTGGGATGAAATAAAGGGCGCTTTAATAAAATTTGGCGCATGGATTGCAAAGAATAATCCATTTGAATGGATGGTAACCCTTATCGATAAAGTTTTCCCCGGTTTTCGTGTAAAAATTGAAGCCCTTAAAACATGGGTGAAAGATTTATTAATGGGCGTTTGGGAATCAATCAAAAAAGTATGGAATGGCATTAAAGAATTTTTTGGCTTTGGTGATGATAACACGGTTGAAGTTGAAGTAACTAAAAAGCCTAGCACCGACCCTACCAAATTAGATGTGCCCGCAGGCACAATTGACACGAATAATGGAGTAACACCTACCAATGGTAATGCACCGGTAATTAGCGGCAATGGTTCTGGTGGTAGTGCTAAGATATTAACCATGAATCTTGACATTACAAACAACTTTAGTTTGCAGCCGGGCAATTGGAAAAATGACATTGATAACATAGCAGATGAAATAGTTGGCAGAATTAATGACCGCATGCGTGATGGTGCAATAAGTCTTGGATAATGGCAGATTATAATATAAACACACTTTTTGAAATTGCTTTTGGTATCAAAAACTATGCTATGTATAGGCCAGAAGGTGTGGGCAGTTTGCCCAATGCGCCGGGGTTTGTATATAATAATATAGATTTTATTGAAAGCTTAGAAGAAACGGCCCGTGTGTCTTATATGGGTACACCAATTGTGTTTCCTATAAAATTTAGAGGTGAAAATTATAAATTTTACAACAGCAACGGTGAAATTGAGAATTTCCCAGTAGCCGATTTTGATTTGCCTAGTGCCACATTAGTAAATTTTAGGCATCCAAAAATAGTAAGTAAAACAACGGCACTGGCTTCTAATGGCACCGTTAAAGAAATGTATGGATTTGATGATTGGGTGGTTGATATACGGGGTATTTGTTTGCGTGATCCTGGGCATGCCACCGCCAAAACCGCTTATGAACAGCACCAAAAACTAATTGAATTTGATGAAGTGGCCGACAGCATCACAGTTATTGGTGATTTATTCACAGATAAGAACATTAGTAAACTAACGATTTTAGAAACCGAATTTAAGCAGGTGCAAGGTAAACCGGGCGTAATCCCTTTTTACATGCGCTGCATTTCAGATTCACCTATAGAATTAGATTTATGACACTTGCAATGGTCGCTAAAATAACGTTTGCAGCCACGGCAACCCGTGGCGAATTGGTCTTAAGAAAACCAACGGGCGTTTCCATTGAAAAATCTTGGCAACAGTTAACCGACACCGCCACCATCACCATGCCACGTAATGTGCGTGATTTTGATAAATCGAAAGTAAACGAACTCTTTAAAAAAGATGATCCTGTTACTATTGAATTGGGCTATGATGGCGTGTATGTTACAGAATTTGTGGGCTATATAGCACGGGTAAGTGCTGATATACCCATAAAAATTGAATGTGAAGATGAAATGCGCATTATATCAAAAACCCCGGTGAATGCTTCGTTGCCAAAAACAACATTGGCCAACCTTTTCATCAAGCTGTTACCCGGTGTAGAGGTAGATGCTTTAGAAGTTGAAATTGGCACGGTTCGATTTGCAAAAACAAATATGGGTGAAGTATTGAAATTCTTAAAAGATGAATACAGCCTATACAGCTACATGAAGGGTAAAACCTTGGTATGTGGTAAAATATATGCAGATGATACTGATGTGGTACCGGTAACACTTCATCTTGAAAAAAATGTAGTCAATAATTCATTGAACTATAGAAATGCCGAAGATATACGCATTAAAATAAATGCGGTTAGCACATTGGCCAACGGTACTAAGATTGAAGTTTTAGTGGGTGATGAAAATGGTGATGAACGCCAATTGGCCTATTACGGTATTGAAATATTGGCAGAATTAGAAAAACTGGCCAATGAAGATTTAAAAAAATATAAGGTTGATGGCTTTGATGGTACGGTTGCCACGTTTGGCATTCCATTTATTGAGCATGGGTATAAAGTCAATTTGGTAAGTTTTATTTACCCAGATAGAAACGGGGTGTATTATGTGGAACGGGTGAAAGTAGATTTTGATGCATCACCACAATACAGGCGCACGATTGAATTAGGAGAAAAAGTAGCATGAGCAGGAAATTAGATGAATTTGTGCGGTTAATGAAGCAAAGCCAAAAGGCTATTGTGAAGCCCCAGATGGTGTGGGCAAAAGCCGGTGCGGTGAATCTTGAAAAAAATACCATGGTTGCCACGGGCGTTGTCGATGACCTTGAATATTACGATGTATTGCTTGGCCTTGGTCACATTAATAAAGTGCCAAATAATGGCGCATTATGCCTTTTGGGTGTGATTGGTAACCATAGCGGCTTTACTTTTTTAATAGAAGCTGAAAGCGTGCAGGCCATGCAGATAAAATCGAATGAAACCGATTTAATAATTGATGAAAATGGGTACCAAATCACAAAGGCTAATGAAAGCCTTACCACCATATTAAATGAATTTATTGATGAAGTTTTAAAAATAGTGGTGATACAAGGCCAAAGTGTTAATGTGCCTGCTTTAACAGCGATTAAACAACGATTAAACACCGTTTTAAAATAGGATATGGCAGATACGAAAACACAATTAAAAAATAAGATTGAAGCGGCCTTAAATTTTGATTCAGAAAAATCGGTTGCAGACATAGGTACACCTGCACAGGCCCGTGCAAGATTAGCCCAAAACTTGGCAGATGCTTTTGAAGCGTATGTGGTAACAAGAACAGTAAACGTGGCAGGCGTGCAACCGGGCAGCGGTTCAGTGACCGGCATAATAAATTAAGGATGGCAAAAGATATACTATTAAATGATACAGGTGAATTAACCATTGCTAATGGTGATTTTGTTATTGGTGATAGTGAAGATCAAGAGGTGCAGTTGATATTGGAAATGGCGCAGGGTGAATTAAAAGAAGATCCTTTATTGGGTGCTGATTTATTTAGGCTTATACACAGCAATGCCACAGATGCAGAATTGAAATTGGCGGTGAAGCTTCAATTGGCCCGTGATGGCAAAGATTATGACAAATTAAAAGAACGTATAAAAATACAGGTCAATGAATAGCACACCGATCATACAGGGCCAAACATTGTTTGATATTGCCATACAAGAATATGGCACGCCATTACCGGTGTTGTTGATTGCTCTAGAAAACGGCTTGGCGGTTACCGATGAATTGGAACCGGGGCAAACGATTCTATTGCCAGACTATGATGGTAAAAAAGTTGATATAGCCGGGTATTATTCAAAAAAATCTATTTGGCCATCAACAGCGTTAACAGATGCCATTGATGATTTATTTATAAATGATGATCCCTGTGATTATTGCAAGTGTTTTACTTAGAATTTAAAAACGTATGAAACAAGATCTAAATATATTAATTGATTATCTCACCTGCACAGATGCGGTGATGATCACGAAGTGGCAAAATATACTTGCAAGCTTTTGGCATAAAGATGATGGTGATTTAATTCAAAGTATCACAAGTGATGCCAATAGTATCACGTTTACAACAGTTAATGCAGATGGTGATACAACAGCGCATATTGTTGACCAATACCAAGAGCCTACCAATTTTCCTATTAGTAAAATAACAGATTTGGCAACGGCTTTATCTGGCAAAGTGGCCACAGAAGTTGGCAAAGGCTTATCACAAGAAAATTATACCACAGCAGAAAAAAACAAACTTGATGGCCTTACCAATTATGTGCCGCCAAGTAGTGAAGAAATTGCATATATAAATGGCCTGCAAGATGCCTTAACCACCTTACAAGAAAATATTAATACGGTTAGTGATGCCATAGCACAAGGTAACCCTGTTATTATTTATTTTAAAGGGTATAGGCTGTATAAAGAATTAGGCAATGTTGAATTGTACCCACAGACCGGTGAAGAAGTAATGGGCCGTGGTGATGGTACTTTATTTGGTGGTGAGATTATACATGTAACGGCCAAAACAGATTTACCAGATCAAGGCGTGGTTACCAATTCAGATTTTAATTTTATAAGCAGTACACCATGATAAACTATACAATCTTAGGCACAACGGTTGCTAGTTGGATTCTAATTTATTTTTTAATAAAAAGAATAAATAGAATTGAAGCCAAAGCCCTTATTGAAAATAGAATATTGAGTGGGCGCATTCAAACCCTTGGCAAAACTGCTAAAGAATGGGATGATAGCAGAAAATTTGATATAAAAAGATTAAATGCAACTACTCTAAAAGCCACGGCAAACAGTGCAGGTGAATTGATAGTTACAAGCCCAGATGGTAAAACGATACTAAACGAATTTAAACTAAGAACGAAAAAATGAAAAAATCACTATTTATTTTAATCATGATCCTGGGGGTTGTTGGGTATTCTCAAAGCCTTAAGAAATATGGCAGAACCGTTGAAATGACCACGGCAGAAATCATGGCCATTGATACCGCCCGTACAGGTGTGGTGTATGATGCGTATAATACAGATCTTAATATTTATGTCATTAACAGGCGTGATGATGCAGGTTGGGTGCCGTTGGTAACTTCTGGGGGTGGAGCAACCTACACCGCAGGATCGGGAATAAATATAAATGGTAGTGATGTTATTAGCGTTGATGGGGTTTTGACAGATTCTCAAACATTATCAATAGGCGGTGCTGATAACAGGCTTTATATAAGTGATGGTAATAATCTTTTGCTGCCAACTTTGGCAAATGCAAACCAAATAATAACAGATAACCGAACGGTAAAAATTGATGGTATTTCAAAGAGTATAAAATTCACAGATAGTTATGATGGCGTTATTTTTGAGTTTGGTAATACTTCATCTGCTGAGAAATTTTTCACAATTCCTTTTGCATTTACAATGGGCCAAGGCGGCTTAAGTTTTCTTAATCCTTTCCTGTTATATTCCTCTAGTTTTGACCCGTCTCAAGATACAGAAGGCTCTATATATTACAATACAACAGAAGGCTTAAAAATTTCTGATGGAACAACGTATAATGTTGTAGGTTCTGGGGGCGGTACAGACAACCAAACAGCCGCAGAAGTAACAATAGCAGATGTAGGGTCATTGATTACAGCCACAACAGTAGAATCAGCTTTACAAGAGAATAGAACGGCTATTGATTTGAATACAGCAAAGGAAAACGAGGGAACAACAGTAACAGATACAGGAGAAATTGATTTAACACTAAGCACCTTAGATATTACAGCAGATATAATAGCAGGAAGTATAGACGAAACAAAATTAGATGCAAGCACTAATTCTAGTCTTGATTTAGCAGATTCAGCACTTCAATCCGATGCTACAGAGGTTACCGGTTCCGATGCTATCACTAACATTATATCTATGACACAGGCGGAGTTTGATGCCAATGCCCCTGATGCCACAACATTTAGTATTATAACCGATGCAGCGCCCTCTACGGTAGTCACCTCTGCTACAGTAGATTTAGATGAATCTAAACTAATGTATAATGACCAAACCGCCGATGCGGGCACACTTACTTTTAACAATGCTAAAGCAGGTGGGTCTATTACAGTATTTATAAACAGGTCAGCAGCTCCTACTTTAGCAGGTTCAGGAATAACTTTCAATCAAGTTCCAAATACTACAGCTTTTGCATCAGGAACAGAGATGGCAATATACTTTGAAGCTATTTATGATGGAACAACAATTGATTACTACTACTATGAGAGATAAAATCATTTACATACTTTTATTTATGTCATTTTCTTTTTATGCGCAAGGCGATATGTTACTTGCTTCTAGGCAACAATCCCTCTTTGTTAGCGATGCTATATTAGTATTAGACCCAGATGTTTATTACAACCCTTCAAGCATAGACGTTAGCGCTGTTTCTGACGGAGATACAGTAACTACTTGGGAGGATTTAGGTGCTAATGGGTTAGATGCTACTGCTATAAATAGTATCGAGTTAAACCTAGTTGGAGCAGAACGAATGGCACAGTTCAATGGTGGTAATTCATATTTTGATGTACCTGAAAGTAGTTTTTTAGAAAAACAAATGGGTACTGATAATTTCACCATAATACTTAGAGAGGGAGCTGTTGTTCAAAACACAGGTTACTATATAAGCAAGGCAGACTCAAATGTATCAAATAGGGAATACGGTCTATATATTAGCGGTAACAACAAAGGACTCTTTGGGGGGTCGACTACTTCATTTTCACCAACGGACGGCACACGTAGATTGTATATAGTCATAATTACAGGAGCAACTGTTGACATCTGGGTAGATGGTACACAAGTAGTCACCGATGACTCGGTTGATACTGTTGCTATACAAACTCAAAGTGTAAATATAGGAGGGCGGTCTGATGGTGGTTACATGGCAAACGATGGTGCACAAATGGATTTAATATCAATTATACCTTCGGCAATAACAAACGAAGAAAGATTAGAAATAGAAGCGCAATTTAAAATAAACTAACATATGAAAAACGTAATGTACTTATTTGTGTTATTAGTATCAAGTACACTTTTTTCCCAACAAGTAAAGTTAGGTATTTCAAACGCCGATGCTAACTTTGGAGGCAGCTACTCTTTTAAGATCTCATTAGATGATAATTTAGAGGTCGTAAGCGGCTTTAAGCTAGGAGAATTAAAAGCCTTCCCTAGTGCGGATGGGTTTGGAAAGTTCAAGACAGGCGGTAGAGGTGGTGATATTATAAAAATCACCAATAATAACACTAGCGGTGCAGGTTCTTTGAAGGCTGCACTAGACCTTACTACCCCTAGGATAATAATAGGAGGGCAAGGAATAAGAATTGATGCAGGGTCAAATACCACTTCCGCAACCGAGGATGATTTTTCTATTTTAGGACAAACCTTTACGGGTAGTGGAATCACACATTATGGTAATATGTTTGAAGTTCTCGGGGCATCTAATTTTATTATTCGACACGTTGAATTTTTAGGCGGAGATTCCCAAGCAGACAGCGGTAGGGATGCTTTAAGAATTATTGCGAGATTTACTGGGAATCCAAGTATTGATGGTGGAATATTAGACCATTGCTCTTTTATGTGGGGTGATGATGAGAATATAAGTATGGCAGGCGATACAGATGGTAGATTTGTCAAAAACATCACCATACAAAACTCAATAGTTGGCGAAGCGTTTAGAAGCGCGAAAGGTATTCTATTATTTGATAACTCGTATCGAATATCATTGTTAAACAACTTATCTACAAACAATAAGGATAGAGGCATGGCACGTATCAGTGTAGGTACGGCAAGTTATGAGATTATAAACAACTTAAGTTATAATAGTGACTGGGCGCCTTTTCAATTAACATGGGAAAATGTAGGTGATTACATCGGTAACGTAGATGTAAAAGGCGGTAACGCTCAATACGGAAACCAAATAGTATTCGGAGAAAGCGCAAACAATGGCTCTTTTACAATAGAAGATAGCAGGCTGTATGCAGTAGGCAACTATTTAGACGGAGCGTCTCAAAATTCAGTAAGTGGCAGCACATGGAGCGAAGATTATCGAGAAACTTCCAAAATTCATGCTACAGGAAGTAGGGTTATTTCTTCAACTGCGGAGGATTTAGGAACTTTTGTCCTGGCAAATGTTGGCGCTAATGTTTCTACAAGTACTATTGAGCAATCCCAAATAGACGATTATACAAATAAAACTGGCTCTTATTCTACAGAAGAAAGCCAAACAGTAGGACTACCTACGCATACAGCAGGTACAGAACCTACTGATACGGATAGCGACCACATACCAGATGCATGGGAAATAGCCATGGGACTTGACGAAGATTCAGATGCCGATGCAACTGTTAAGCCTGATTCGTTTACAATAGACGGAATAACGTATGATAACAGGGAATATACAGGGGGCAGTTATAACGGTTTTATTTATTCAGGCGGAACATTAACAGGTTCTAACTTATACGATTGGAGAGAAATATACTGGGAAGATTTGGCCAATGGATTTCAAACAATGCATTACGAATAATGAACACATACACCACCACTGTAATAATTTATGTAATGATTTTGTTAGTGGTTAACATTGTGAAAAAGGAATTAAATATTTATTGATATGGAAAAACTAAAAGACAAATTAAACAGAATCGAAAACCTATACAAAAAGATTTTTCTGTTGATTCTGGGAAGTTTTCTTATGATAGCCCCATTTTGGGCAGGTGGTTTATCAATGTTTTTATTGAGTGACACGCAGGTTGAATGGACAAAATTACATAGTGTATTTGTGTCTGCCGGGGTTGTTTTTTTTGTCGGCGGGTGGGCCTTTAATAATATAGCCAAAGCAATAGTTGCTATGGTCACACGATTAAGTGAAAAATTGAGCAAATGAATTTTTTTGATGATTTTAAAGTCTTAACGGCATCATTCGTTGCCATTGTCTTAAGCTACATAAACACACCGCTAGATGGTTTTCGGTATTTGGTATTGATTGCCACATTGTGCTACACCATAAGAAAATGGTACATCATGGAAAAAAGGAACAAAAACAATAAAAAATAACATGGCAACACCCACAGTACTTGAAATTAAAAACCAAATTATAGCTAAGAAAGCAGAATTCACCGCACTTGATGGCTTAGAAACCACAAGCAAAGTGGGTATTTATAACTTGTGGGCCTATGTGGTAGCCTTTAGTATTTGGTTGCAATATGGCTTCTTTGAAACCTATAAAGCCGAAACTGATGATAAAATACGCACGCAAAAGGTATACACGATTTTATGGTTTCGTGATAAGGCATTACAATACCGCCACGGCCATGCATTGGTAAAAGAAGGTTATAATTTAGAATACACCGGTGATGGATATACAGAATCAGAAATAGAAGCCGCATTAGTGGTGAAGCGTGCAGCCGTTGTTGAAAAAGAAGTTACAAACCAAACGTTTTTATTCGTCAAATGCGCCACAGAAGTTAATGGCAAATTGGCTATTCTACCGGCCGAGCAAAAACAAGGCATAGTCGATTACTTTAAACGCATTAAGCCTGCCGGCACTAAATTAGAAGTATTTAGTGATAATGCAGATGAATTACGCATTGAAATTGACTTTTTTTATGATCCATCAATACTTACAGAAAACGGCAGCAGAATTGATGGCACAAATAATACACCGGTGCAGGCAGCTTTGCGAAATTATTTAGAAAACTTACGCTTTAACGGTGAATTTAGTGTTGCAGAATTAGAAGATATATTACAAGCTATAAGCGGTTGCAGTGATCGTGAAGCGTATATAAAAAACCCTGCTTATAATTTTCAAGATCCTGCAAACTGGTTAGATATAGAAAACACCGTTGTAGCCAATAGCGGTTACATGGAAATTGAAGATGCTAACCTTATCATTAATTTCATTCCAAAAACAGTGGCCACATAATGTACGAAAGCATCTATAATATTGATTTCCAAAGATTGGTGGCCACATTGCTGCCTATTCGTAGGCGCACCATTTTAATGGTGCAATGGCTTATTGCTTTGGTAGAACCAATTAACCAATTGCATACGCAGTTTTTAAGGTACCGCCAAGCCACTAATTACAAATTAGATCATACTGCACAGGTATTTAGTTTAGAAGATGTATTAAACGATGCGTTTGATGTTTCAGCCAGAAGAATATACATTGAAGATGGCATATATATATTCCCGGTGTGGTTTTATGATAGGGCCGACAATAAGCCGGTGCGATTTTATAACCGTGCGGCAGATGATAAGGTGCGTTTTTATGACCATAAAGCATTAGGAAAATTAGATGTTGATTTTACTGTTGTATTGCCAAATGGCTTAAATATATCAGATGCGGCAATGTTACGCTTAAAAGCTTTAGTTGATTTTTACAGATTACCAGATAAAACATATACAGTTACTTATGGATAAATATATCGCAGAGGGCGCAGGGTTTCCCGCAGACAATGAATTTTTAATGCTCATTCAATCAATGATTAATGATACTGCTAAATTATCTTCAATTGGCGGTGATAATTTTATTTTAAGAGGTTGCGAAGTGGTTGGCGGTTCTGCCAATGAAGGCTTCATGGTTCTTAATGGTGAGGTGGTGCGTTTTGCAGGTGGTGTGATTGCGGCCAATGTTAGAATTAATGAAACCATTGCCAATGCAACATACTTAGAAGATGTGGCCCCGGTTGATGGCCAAGGTGATTCAAAACCCACATACTACACCCGCACGGCTACTTTTGGTAGCGGTGGCGTATACTCTACCCCTTGGGCAGACTTAAGCCGTGTGAAGCCCTTAATTGAGGTGCAGAAGGCCACAATACCAATTGATGGCGTAATTATGTACGCAGGTGCTGTTGGTGCAATACCTGTCGGGTTTAGGTTATGTGATGGTACGAATGGCACGGTAAACTTAAAAGGCCAATTTGTAGTTGGTTACAGTGCTACAGATACAGATTATAATGCGATTGGTAAAACGGGTGGCAGTAAAGAAGTAACGCTAACAGAAAGCCAGATGCCTTCACATAAGCATACCGGTAGCACCACAAGTGCAGGCGCACATACCCACAGTGTAACAGGGTATTCCAAACAAAGCCAAAGTGTTGATAATGGTGGGGGTTCTGTAGTAGCAGATAGTGAAGGCAGCGCACCACCAACAGGCAGTGCCGGCAACCATAGCCATACTATGGCTTTAAACAATACCGGTGGCGGTGCAGCGCACCCCAACAGGCCGCCATACTATACATTGGCATATATACAGTTCAAAGGCGTTTAA